ATCAAACCGCATGTAGTGACCAAAGAAACTAATATCATTCTTGATGGTATGGATAAATACTACAAGACGTTTCCAGGTGTTACAACTTTCAATTGGTCTTCTTTCACTGCATATTTGATAGCAGATCAAAGCAAACGGCTGACTGATGATTCTATTGTCAAGCTGCGAATGACCTTGACAAAAGCAAAAGACTTTGAGCCACATCATGCACACGAAGAAGTGATCAAAACTCTTATTGAGTTAGATTACTTGGCGCTAATCATGGAAGAGTGTGAGAAGGTTAAAGAAGGCAGCAGTGATCTTGAGCACGTACACATCCTAGCAACCAATGCGTTAAAAGATGTGGAGAGATACATTGAAAAAGATGAGTTGTTTGTCTCGGCTGACCTTAGTGCTATTGCTGATCGGATTACTAGCTCAGGATACGAGTGGCGTTTGGAGGCTCTTAATCGAAGTTTGGGTCCTTTACGTATTGGTAACTTTATTATTGTTGCTGCACGAGTCGAAGTAGGTAAGACAACGTTTCTAGCAAGCGAAGTAAGCTACCTAGCACAACAACTACCCATAGACAGACCTGTTGTATGGGTCAACAACGAAGAAGAGTCTTCTGTTGTGTTCTTTAGGATTGTTCAAGCTGCTCTCGGTCAAGAAGCTAAAACAATTATTGCTTGCTCTAAATCAGCAATGGAAGCCTATACAACATTGATGGGTGGAAACAAAGACAAGATACGTGTTACTAAAGACATGAACCACATTCGTGACTTAGAAACATTGTTTCGAGAAATCAACCCAGGTTTGATTGTGTTTGACCAACTAGACAAAGTGGATGGCTTTAACAAATCTGACGAGCGTGAGGACATCAAGCTTGGCAAGATTTACAAATGGGCACGGGAACTTGCAAGAACCTATGGCCCAGTTATTGCTGCTTCACAGTTAAGCGCAACAGCAGTGGATATGAAAGATCCTCCGTTTATTGGTTTAGATGCTCTTCGTGGCTCTAAGACTGACAAACCAGGTGAAGCTGATGCTGTGATCACACTAGGAAAATACAAAGACCCAAAGACACCAGAAGAAGAAATGATACGCACAATCAATGTTCCTAAGAACAAACTTCCAGGTGGAGGATCGAAGCACATGGAGTCACAACGACATGGGCAATATCTTGTAACTATTGATCCAATTAGAGCAAGATTTGAGTAAACCATGACCATACCTTCATTTGTAGCTATTGATGTTGAGACAACACTCAACGGAAATGAAGACATAGGACTAGCTCATCCTATGCACCCCGACAACAAAGTTGTAGCATTTGGAATTCATCACGGAGCTAGGCATGTAGCTGGTTACGATCAAGAAATGTTTGAACATTCTTTAAGATTAGCTGCACCAGAAGCAATCTTTTGTGGGCACAACATTTCTTTTGATTTGATGTACTTGTACAAAACAAGTACTGATCTGAAATATCAACTGCAAAGACATCGCATTTGGGATACACAATTAGCTGAGTACATCTTGAGTGCTCAACAAACTAAGTTTTCTAGCCTTGATGAGCTATCTGTGAAGTATGGGTTGCCAGTCAAAGACGACACCATTAAGAAATACTTTCAAGCAGGATTGGGTTCTGACAAAATTCCCGCAGAAGAACTACTCCCATACCTATCACAAGATATAGCTAACACACGAATAATTGCTGTGTTGCAATACGAACAGGCTGTTAAACAAAACCAGTTAACTCTAATCATGTCTCAAATGGAAGCGTTACACGCAACCACAGAGATGATGTTCAATGGTCTGCATATTGATCACGACAGATTAAACAAATACACAGTTGAGGTTGTTGACGAGTACGTAGAAGTAAAAATTACGTTGGAAGACTTGGTTACTTATGACGGTCTTGTTGAGGATATAAACAGCCCTAAACAATGGAGCCAATTCTTTTTTGGTGGAACCAAGAAAGTAAAAGTCAAAGAAGAAGTAGGTGTCTACAAGAACGGCAACACTAAATACAAGCTGGTAGAAAAGAAAGTTGCAATCCCACCATTTATCAAATATGTGCCTGATCCAGACAAAGTTTCAGAAAAGACTGGTCAAATATCAGTCGATGATTCTGTGCTCAATGACATGCTTAGACATACTTTTGATCCAAAAGCTATAACAATCATCAATGCGTTGCTAAAGTATCGTGAGCTATCTAAGCAGCTTTCCACATATGTGCAAGGTCTTAGTAAGCACACAATTGGAGAATTTATTCATGGCAAACTAAATCACACATCTACTGTTACAGGTAGATTGTCATCAACTAATCCTAATTTGCAAAATATTAGTAATAACCCTATTAAACAAATCTTTAATTCGAGGTTTAATGATGGTCTGATTGTTGAGGTTGACTTTAACCAACTAGAAGTAGTTGCCCTTGCCCATGTTACTAGAGACAAACAATTGATTGTTGATATTTCTAAAGGCATTGACATCCACAGTGCTCTGTACAAAGACATGTTTGGCAGGATGCCAACAAAAGAAGAACGCAAGCCGTTCAAGTCAAGGACATTCCAATTGATCTACGGTGCTGGAGCCAAAGCAATTAGCAAACAAGCTGGATGTAGCTTTGAAGAAGCTAAAAAGTTTATTGATGTGTTTTACACACGCTATCCTGATGTGGCTAAGTGGCACAAAGACTTTGCTGTAAGAGCAGAGCTTGAGAGTTTGTATCAACTTGATGATGATGGTTTTCGTGAAAAAGTAAAGACATTTGTATTTCAAACGGAAACAGGAAGAAAGTTTTGTTTCAGGGAGTACTTCAGTGATAGCACATGGTCACCAAGAACATACAACTTCAGTCCAACAGAACTGAAGAATTATCCCATTCAAGGATTAGCTACTGGAGATATTGTTCCAATGATGTTGGGCATTATCTTTAGAAAGCTGGTAGGCAGAGATGATGTGAAGATGGTTAACACTATCCACGATTCTCTAATGTTCGATGTTGACAAGGACTCAGTAGTTGACTTTATTTTGGAGATCACAGACATACTAAAAGACACACACAAGTATTTTGAAAAGATTTTTAAAGCACCATTGGCCCTGAAGCTCAATGCAGGGGCATCCTATGGATTAAATTGGTTTGACATGAAAGAAATGTGATATGGCAATGATGACAGGCATCGTAGAGTCCACCTCTACAAAAGACGTAAACACCAAGTTTGGCACTAAGCCAACTTACTCAATGAAAGTAAACGGCACTTGGATTAAGTGCGGGTTTAAAAACCCCAATGTCGAGGCTGGTTACGAAATTCAGTTTGATGGTGTTACAGGTACGTATGGTGTTGAAACTAAATCTGTAGAAGTTTTACGAAAAGCTGTTGCTAGTTCTGCACCTGAATCAACAACAGTTGCAGCACCAACTGCTGTAGCAGTTCCAAAAACATCTTACGGTGGTTACAAAGACAAAGTTTTTCCTGTACCCCCTCTTCATGGTGATAGAGCAATTGTTCGTCAGAACGCTCTTGCTCGGGCTACTGACATCTATATTGCTGCTCGTGGGGGCAAACCATTTGATTTGGAAGCTTCTACGCTTGATCTTATTATTCAGTTTGCTCGTAAGTTCGAAGCTTACACAGCAGGTGATCTTGACATGGCAGAAGCTATGAAAGAAGATGGAGGTACTGGACAAACAGAGTTGCAGTTGTCGTAACTTTATGGGGGCTATTAAGCCAGTGTTCGAGGATGTTGACATGTATAGTTTTCTGGCTTTCATATACATCTAGTTGAAAACAAAATCGAAGCCCTCTTTTTTTTAATCAATTCCAGGAGTTAGTATGAAAGAAGTTGTTCAAGTTAAACGTGGTCGTGGTCGTCCTAAAAAAATAGTTACACCAGTAGTACCAAAAATTAAAACAATAAAACCAACCTACATCTATAAATCTGTAGGTCTAGACCAAAATGTGATTCAAAAAATAGATGCTATAAGAACTAGGTTGTCTGAACAACTTGGTTTTAAAGTCTCGTATTCTGATGCTGTAGGACATTTACTAAAGATTGCGGAGAGCAAATGACACCTATGGAACTGTACGAACTGCTAAACAATGCAGCAGTTAAATTTGAAGTCATTGAAATGTTTGATGGTGCAAGAGTACTTAACATCCATGTGGAAGAGGAGGATGTAGATGAGGGCACTGATTGATGGTGACATAGTTGTCTATCGTGGTGCTGCGTCAGCAGAGAAAGAAGAACAATGGGTAGCCCTAGCAAGGGCTGACCAGATGATTCAAGACATTCTTGAAGACACAAAGGCTACGTCTTATAACGTGTATCTAACAGGCACGGGCAATTTCCGAAGGGAGATTGCTCCTAGCTACAAAGCTAATCGACCTGATGAAAGGCCAGCACACTGGCAAGCTGTGCGGGAGTTTCTAGTAACACACCACAAAGCTCAGATGTGTGATGGTTATGAAGCAGACGATGAAATGGGTGTCCAACAAGACAAAGTAGGTGGAACTACTGTAATTTGTAGCATAGACAAGGACTTGCTACAGATACCAGGAAAACACTATAACTTTGTAAAAAAGGTCACCCAAGAAGTTACTCCAGATCAAGGTTTGAAATTTCTTTATATGCAGAGTCTCATAGGTGACAGGAGCGATAACATCATTGGTGTGGCTGGCTTAGGCCCAGTAAAGGCAGAAAGAGCTTTAGCAGAGTTGTTGCCTGAAGAGTGGTATGACAAATGCCGTGAACTCTATAACGACGATGAACGCTTCCACCTCAACATGAAACTGTTATACATCTGGCAGAAGCCCAACGACAGTTGGGAGCCACCGCAGGTGGGAACAACAACAACCGACTCGCCCCAAGGCGGGGAGGCAACACAACAACAGGAACAACAATGAATGCAGACTACCTCATTGCTAACGCAAAACAAACAAGT